CGATAGCTTCGGCTGTCATGCAGGTAACATGGAGGAGTTGTTTGTTATCACCAGAGAGCAGTTCTTAGAGTTGTATAGTAGTAATCCGCTGGTAGACATTCTCACTCAAGCACAATGTGAAGAATTAATACCTACACCTAAAGAGTGGTTGCCTGAATCCATTATGGAGTCTGACTTTGCCTTCTGCTGATAGGCGACCATTAAGAACACGGGGTTACAAAATCGTGCCCCGTATCAAATAAACTAATGGAGAATTGGAATATGTCAAATGTAATCAAAGATGTAGAGTTGTTTTGGGTTAAGCTGGATCCTCAGAACCCTGTAGATCCTTTCAGCTCAGGCAAGCTTGTCTGGGAAATTCAGATGCGCACAGAAGACAAGAAGGTCGCTGGGGCGTGGAAGAAGCGAGGCTTACCCGTGCGTGAGCTTGAAGACGACAACATCTATGTATGTAACGTCAAGAAGCTTGCTAAGAACTCTAAGGGTGATGATTTAACTCCTCCCCGAGTTGTAGATGGAAAGCTTAACGCTATTGACCCTACCATTATCGGTAACGGTTCAATCGCAAACGTTCAAGTGTCTCCACGAGAGTGGGCAATGGGCGGTAAGACAGGCGTTGTGTTTGATCTAATGGCTGTTCAGGTAACTAAGTTACTGGAGTACTCAGGTAGTAATCTTGAGTTCGACGTAGTTGATTTAGCGCCTGAAGCAACTGATAGTGATGAGCTACTAGTTGAAGATGACGACTTTTGATTACGAGAGGGGCTATAGCAATATAGCCCTTTTAATTTCAAAAGAGGAGTTAATATAATAAAATAATAAAAATAAAAAGGATTATATTATGATTGGATTGTTAATTAAGCTGACAGGTATTCTGCTGGCGATTGCTAGTGTCTTACCTAAAGGCTCTTTAAACTTGTTCACTGTGAATAAGCACCACCACCACTATAAAGATGGAGAAAGATATGACCACAAAGATGGGGAAGTACCAGCAGGAGTACTATAGCTTGGCTGACTTAGACACACACTCACCTATGAGTAGGCACAAAGATGCGACCCAAGAAGAGAAGTTTGCTGAAATGGCTCGTAAAGGAACTGGCTGGGTTACTGAAGAGGATTCTATATCCAAAGCAGTATCTGGCTCTCACTACAACGATGTCGTTCCCGGATATCAGTATATGGAAATGATGCAACATATGCTTGAAGGAAAGGAAGGCGTTGAATCACATTTGCTCGGTCAGGTATATAAGTATCTGATGAGAGCAGGTAAAAAAGACGATGTTGAACAAGAATATCGTAAAGCACGTTGGTATCTAAATTGCCTTGTCAAGTTTATGCAGACAGGTAAAGTAGACCCCAACAACAATGACTAATAATACTAGGAGATATAGTATGTCGAATGAAAACTTGAAGTTAACCAAAATCAACGAATCAGTAGTTGTATATCGCTACAGCAACGGATATATGGTCGAAATTAGCGGTCGTGATGACGACAACGATTGGGTCACCCAAAAGTTGATCTTTAACACAGCAAAAGACGCTTATGCGTTTGCGTGTGAAGTTCACGAAAGCTTGCCTCTGGACCTATAATCTTGAAGCTAGTCTGGGACCTCGAGGGGGATGGCCTTTTGCCGTCCCTCTCCAACCTCTGGGTTTTAGTCGCTAGAGATATAGAGACTGAAGAAGAGTTCATCTTCACTGATTACGATGATGACTATCCAGATTTTAATGAAGCTTATGACTTTATGTTAAGTGCTGATGCACTCATAGGGCATAACATAATAGGCTATGATTTGCCTGCTCTGAAGATGATTAAAGGCTGGGATTTCGAAGACAAGGTATCTATTGTTGATACTCTTATTATGTCTAGAGTCCTTAACTATAAGCGCTTTGGTGGCAGACACGCTCTGGCTAAGTTTGGTGAATACTTTAAAGTACCTAAACCAGAACATGAAGACTGGTCGCAATACTCTAAAGAGATGCTACACCGCTGTAGAGAAGACGTTAGGATTAATCATCTAGCGTACGATCTGCTGGTTAAAGAAATGCGTGCTCTATCTGCTAAGAAGCCTGTTATCAAACAGAGTCTTAGGTTTGAGCATGAAACCGCTCAGTTCTGTCAGGATGCAAGCGACAAGGGTTGGCTCTTTGATAAAGAGAAAGCACTTGAGTTAGCCTCTCAGATGGAAGAAGAAATGTCAAGCATTGAAAGGAAGATTGAGCCTATGCTCAGTACTAAAGTCAAAGCTACTGACAAAGAGAGCAAAGAAGTTAAGTTTAACAAGAACGGTTTTTACCCTAAGAATATAGCAGATTACTTTGGTGTATCTCCAGAGTCTGCCTTGACGGATAGATTAGTTGACGGTTCCTATAACCGCATAACTGTTCTTAAACCTGAGATGGGTAGCCTTGAATACGTTAAGGAGTTTTTATATGAACAAGGGTGGGAACCCCTCGAACACAACTACAAAAAGCTACCAAACGGTGGGCTGGTTAAAGTCTCTCCGAAGCTCTGTACGAAAAGTCTTGAAGCAATTGGCGAGGTGGGGCTTATGGTCGATAGCTACTATACTACTCGCTCTAGGCACAGTATTCTTGTTGGGTGGCTTAACGAGCTTGACAGTGATAACAGGCTTCATGGAGACTGCTTTACAATCGGTACGCCGACTGCGAGAGCGCGTCACTCGACCATTGTAAATGTTCCTTCACCTAACGCTCGTTGGGGTAAGGAAATGCGTCAGCTGTTTATAGTAGAGGAGGGCCGAGTTATTGTCGGTGCTGACTCTTCAGGTAATCAGATGCGCGCACTGTGTCACTACCTAGACAACAAAGACTTCACGGATGAGGTTCTTAACGGAGATGTTCATCAGCGCAATGCTGACATCCTCGGTTGTGCTAGAGCTACCGCTAAACCCTTCTTATACGCCTTTCTATTCGGCGGTGGTGGAGGCAAGCTATCTCTTATCCTTAAGGGCATACGTGATCCAAAATTCGGTAATCAAATGAAGCAGGTTTTCATTGAGAATACTCCGGGTCTTGGTAGCCTAACCGCAAGGGTGCAGAGGGCTCTAGAGCAGACATCTAAGGGCAATCCTAAGATGGGGTATATTCCTGCTATCGATGGTAGAAAGATATACACAGATAGCAACCACAAGGCTCTCAACTATCTACTGCAGTCATTTGAAGCAGTAACCTGTAAGGCAGCAATTGCCTACATGCGTAAGAAGTTTAAAGAGGAGAATCTTGATGTACATCCTCTTATATTTATGCATGACGAGTGCCAGTTAGATGTGTCAGCTAAAGATGCTGATCGTGTTGCTGAAATAGCCGCTGAAGCATTCAGAGAAGCCCCTAAGATATTCGGGGTTAACATCATGGATGGTGAAGCACAAATCGGGAGTAATTGGTATGACACTCACTGATTGTCCCACTAACTACGACCCTGTATCTTTTTATCTCATGTGTGCCTATACATATTATGTAGAGGACGAGTCTATAGTGCCAGACTATCAATTTGATGAGCTGGCTACTTGGCTCCTTGAGAACTACGATACACTGGAACATCAACACAAAGAGCTTATATCAAAAGATGATTTACAAGCTGGCACCTATCTTGGGGAATACCCACTGATGGTTAAAGGTGCCGTCAACTATTACCGTAGGTACATCCTCGGTATGACAACAATACAAGGAATAATAGAATGACTAACTCAAACTCTTACTACCGCTACGCCTCTTACGCTACTCCTTCCGCTACTTGGACCTACGACTCAGTAGAGCAAGTAGTTACTTTGTTCTGGAAGTCTAACGCTAATAAGATTCGTTATCGACAGGGTTCTAAGCACTTTATTGAGCACAAGAACCGTATTATCTCTCGCGCTAGTAACTATGGTATCAAGTAATGATTTGTTTAATTGATGGCGATGTTATCGCTTATATCGCCGCTTATGACAACACTGAAGAAGAAGCGCAAGCTGCTTTAGACTCTTTAATCCCCAGCATCACTGACTGTGTGTTTGGAGATAGTGCCAAGATCGCTGTTAAAGGCGATAATAACTTTAGACACGAAGTCTTTGATGATTATAAAGGCAATCGCAATAAAGCAGGCAATGAAGAGCATAGAGCTTTTATTAACAGGTTACGTGACTACATGGTGCAATGCCATGATGCAGAAGAAGCTCACGGGCAAGAGGCAGATGATCTCCTAGCTCAGTGGGCGCAGGAATGCATGGAGGCGAAACTTGACTACGCAATAGCTTCTATCGATAAAGACTTACTCACTATTCCGGGAGTTCACTTCAATATCCGCAAAGGTCTCTTGACCCATGTGGATGATGATGCTGCAGACTACCTACTACATAAGCAATTACTTATGGGTGATAGTGCCGACAATATTCCGGGTCTTCCGGGTATTGGACACAAACGTGCTGAAAACCTACTTAATGGCATTACCTATGGTAATCGCCGTCAGACGGTTATTCAAGCTTACAAAGACCAGTATGGGGAGGATTGGGAAGAGGAGCTTCAGCTGACCGGAGACCTCATACTTATTAGGAGATTTAAGGATGTCCGCTTCAAAATCTAAAAATAATAAGAATAGTGTTCTTGACAATGGCCATTGGTCATTTCATGAGATGATGAGGCCTGACCTCTACTTTGGCTTTGTATACCTTATATGGTGTTCAAAGACTGAGAAGGGTTATATTGGTCGTAAGCAGTATAAACATGCTGGCAAGAAAAGCAGTAGAAACTACGGCAAAGAGACCAACTGGAGGACCTATGCGGGTTCTTCAGTTCACCTTGCTGAACACATTAAAACTAATGGACTTAAGAATATGAAGTTCATATGTCTTGGTGAATACTCCTGTAGAGGCGATTTAGTCTATGCAGAAGTAGATGAGCAAGTTAAACGAGATGTTCTCCGTGCTAGGTCAGAAGACGGTAAGCGCATTTATTACAACGGTCAAATATCCGCTATCAAATTCATACCGCCTAACCGAATATCTAATCTAAACAAGAAGATACCCAAGGAGCTTAAAATGTGATGAAAGATGATTCGCACATCGTTAGTAGGAATCAACCGTGTCATGATGAGGATGGTTGTGCGTCTTCGGATGCCATGCAAGTCTACAGTGATGGTCACGGATATTGTTTCTCATGTGAGAAGCACTTTAAGGCTTCTGAGTTATCAGGAGATGACGAAATACTAGACCTAGAAACTTTTACACAAGGAAAAAGCAATGCGCAGAGCGACTTCAAACGAACTACTACGTTTAGCCCAATCCAAGGACGAGACAGAGGGTTCAGAGAAAGACACATTACTAAACAAGTCGCTACATTCTTCGGAGTCAAATCCGTTGAGCAAACTCCAGGAGGAAGGATACTCGAGCATTGGTACCCCTACTTCAATGAAGAAGGAGAAGTAAGTTCATACAAAGTAAGAAAGATGCCTAAAGACTTCCGTTCAGAACCTTCAGGGGTTTCCCCTACAGAGTTATTCGGTCAAAGGTTGTTTCCTTCCGGTGGAAAGAGACTAATCATAACCGAGGGTGAGCTAGATACTCTAGCAGTAGCCCAAGCTCTATACGATCAGTATGGTAGGTTTTACGCGGTTGTATCCTTGCCAGCAGGTACAGGATCAGCTAAGAAGTCTTTATCTAACCAAGTCAAGTACCTTCGCTCATTTGAGGAGGTAGTGTTGATGTTTGACCAAGATGAGCAGGGCCAGAAAGCTACAGATGTGGCTTGTAAGATTATAGGTGCAGATAAAGTTAAGATTGCTTCTATGCCTGAGAATGACCCCTCTGATGTTCTTGTTAAACACGGTTGGAAAAAGTTAATGCAATGTGTGTGGGATGCTGAACCATGGCAACCTGCTAGTATCATCTCTGTGGAAGACCTCTGGGAATCACTGGAGAGCTACTCTGAGATTGAATCTGTATCATACCCTCCCTGTCTTCAAGGTCTTAACGAGAAGTCAAAGGGTATGCGCAGAGGAGAGATAACACTCTTCACTTCAGGTACTGGCTCAGGTAAGTCTACTATGATGCGAGAGATAATGTTTCACTTGCTGAATGCTACTGATGACACTAAGATAGGTATTGTATCTTTAGAGGAGTCACCTGCAGAGACAGCAAGAAGATTATCAGGTCTAGCTATTAACAGAAACCCTGCTAAAGACGAGATACCCCTTGAGGAGCTTAAAGTTGGCTTTGATGAGGTGTTCGGCAAAGGCAGAGTTGTTATCCTCAATCACGAGGACTGTAAGCTTGGTGCCGACATTATTGATAGTCTTGAGTGGATGGCATTATCTGGATGTACACACTTGTTCCTTGACCACATAACACTGTTGACCTCAGAGGGATTTGATGGTCTACAGGGAAACGAAGCACAAGACAAGGCAATGAACAGCCTAAACCGAATGGTCAAAAGACGCAATGTCTGGCTAGGTCTTGTGTCTCACCTACGTAAAATGGGTGAGTCCGGTAAATCGTTTGAGGATGGTGTATTAGCAAGTCTTGATGACATCAGAGGTTCAGGTTCGATTAAGCAGATATCTTACGATATATTTGCCTTTGCTCGTAACCTAAACGCTGAGGGGTCAGACACGCGTAACACCATTAAACTAGCAGTTCTGAAATGTCGCTACACAGGCCTAACAGGTCCCGCAGGTAAAGCTACGTATGACTATCATACAGGTAGACTTAACTACTCGGGAACTAAAGATGCTATAGGCGTTGTAGATACAGAAGATGAACTAATTGTAGATATTTAGAGAGAGTAGTATGAAAAAAACCGATGTATTGTCCGCTGAAGAAACGCAGGCTATAACTCAAGAAGTGAAAGCCTTCCTAAGCAGGGATAATCTCCAATGCCACTTTGTTAAGAGACCATGTGTCTACGAAGCGTGCTTGGATACCCATAGGCTTGTTAAGCGTAAAGCCAATAAGCAGATATCATACGGTCGTTATGACGTTAGAGAGAATATAGTCTCTATGATAAGTGAAAACATTGCTGAACCTGCAGTAAGAAAAGATGCCTTTAGGTATTGGTTAGGTCATGAGCTAGCGGCTTACAAAAGAGAGCTTGAAGGTATTTCCACTACACCCCCGGGTGAAGAGAGTGGTGATGACTTTGAACATGCTTTTGCTGCTATGCTTGGTTCAGCTGGTTCTGATCAGGAGGTTTCAAGAGGCACTACAGATAAAGAATATGCTGTAGGTGAGTGGTGCAAAGCCAATCTGTCTAAAGAAATCTCCGGTGTTAGTCTGAAAGTCTCTCCTGTATCTCTGACTAAAGATGAGATCACTACTATCTACATTGGTTTAACTCAGGTTGAACTTATTGTAGAGGAAGAGGCTGAGGCACAGCACAAGAAGCCTAAGAGCATCAACTATGGTAAAGGCCTTAAGGTTAACCCTAACACTAAGAGAGGAACTCGTAATAACGAGATTGCTTTCGAAGAGGGTCTGGTTAACACTAAGCCAACTGCAGAGATGTTTCTGGAGAGGCTGGAAGGCATACTGCTAAAGCCAG